TATCTGAGGACTTTGATGCGCAAGCAGCCCTTGAAGAGAATATGGTTAATCAGGCACTGGAGGATGGAAGTTTATTTGGAACTCCCAAAGGCCCATTAACTGGATCTAAATTCAATCCATCTGACAGCAGGTATTGGGCTGAACTCAGTGAAGACACTATGGGGCAATTCGGTGACTACGATGCGTTTCAATCCGAACTTGATACTAAATTTGCCTCTCTTCAGGCAGCACACCCTGCTAAACCGAAAGATTTATCCGATCTTGTACTGGATAAGGTTGAAGATAGATTAGGCGTGGAAACTGAAAGACTAAATGAGTTTGCAATGGTTGTTGCTGGAATGGAAAGTGATTATGGAACAAATACTAACAATCCAACGTCAACAGCAAAGGGCATTTATCAAATTACAGATGCAACATTTCCCACTGCAAAAAATAGGCTGAAAAAGATTTTAGGCTATCTACCTGAAAACATAAAAAATGCAGCAAAAGTAGATGATTTACTTGAAGACGATCAGAAGGCTTTATTTTTCGCTCATTTGTCTGAAGATAAAGGAAGTGATTCTAAAATGATCGATTATTTGGAAGGACGCACTTCTGGTGCTGAACTATATAAATTCAATCACTATAAGGGAATTCCAACTGAGCAAACTAAAGAACGGATGAATAAATTCTTTAAGAGAGTCAGGTAATGGCAGAACAAGAGGAACGAGTTACTACCGAAGGTACAGAAGGTAACGAGGGATATTCAGATTTAGTTACTGATGCGCTGGAAGATTTGGATACAGCGTTCGGCTTGCCTGGTTATTACAAATATAGATGGAATCTTTCGGAGTCATTAACAACTCCTGTAGGGCTTAAATCTACGGATAAGAAAGATCAAAAGTATTACGTTACATCACTCGCTAAAAGTTATGAGCAAGGTATACCATTTACTACCTCGCAAAAGTTAGCATTTGGTGGTCAATCTGAGGTTCTTTCTCAAATTGGTCAATCAGCGTTCAGTGGCATTACAGACGATACTCAGAGAAATTCTGCTTACGATTTTATGATGGATAAACTCGCATTTCATTTTGAAATGGATAGATCTGGTCTTACTAAGAGTATTGTATCGAACGACGAAGATTTTACTGGAGGAGATCCAGACGAGTTCTTGAGATCTGCTTTACTAACAAAACCTTCCGGCGTTCAGACTGCTACGTTAAGAGATCCAAACTACGGAACAGGATTATTCGGTGGAGATAGATAATGGAATGGCAAGAACGAACTGACGAATCTATTGAAACAGAGAGTTATGATCCAGAAGAGAGTTTAACTAATAGAGTGAATTCTCTTTATAACCTATGGAAGAATGGCAAGTATGTAACCGAGCAGGGTTATACGAAAAATAGGTACGCGGATATTCCTTATCAGGTAGAGAGGAAATACGGGAAACAAATACGTGAATTATCCAAGAATATGAAGGTTGATTCATCCGAACAGTCTGGGTTATTAAAATCATCAGTTCTTCCCGGTTTGTTAATGAAAATAAATCCTTTGTTTGGTATTGCTGCAATGTTTGGATTTGGAATGAGTCCCAGACCGAAACACGCCCTTGAAAAGAAGTTGGATGAAATGACACCGCCTTTACCTGTTGCTACTGCAACGACCAAGAAGAAGAAAGAACTTCGAGGTCGCGCACCAGAGGGTGGTGTTGACTGGAGCAAATACGGAAATATATGAAAATAACTGTTGTTCCTGAAAGTAAGTGGCAGGAGTTAACAGATAAAGATTTAGGTGGACACAGGGGCGAGGATTCTGTGTGCGTTTCACGGTACGGTGGTTTTGGGGATGTTATTCAATCCTCCTCCATGTACCCATTGCTTAAAAAGCAGGGTAAAACTGTATGCGTTAACGTTACAGAAACAGGTTTAGACCTGCTTAAAAACGATCCCAATATAGATGAGTTGTTAGTTCAGAAGGACGAGCAAATACCCAATGAGGAATTGGGGCCGTTCTGGGATCGCATTAGTAAGTTATTCTCAGAATTTATTAATTCAAATGGAACTGTAGAGGGTAATCTATTAGCGGTTCCCGGTAAGAATGAATCATTTGAGTGGGATCACGATAAAAGACATTCCGCGCTAAATATAAACTATTCGGAAGCGTTGCATGACAAGGCATCCCTTCCGCATATTTTTAATTGCAAGTTCTACCCTGAAGAATCAGAGAAGAAGTGGGCATCTAAGCAGCGAAAGAAGATGGGCATTAGACCCCATCATTTCACAATCGTAGTTACCCTGTCTGGAAGTGCCGTACACAAGGCGTATCCATATATGGATGCTGTAATGGCAAAGTTACTTATGATGTGGCCTGATGTGCGAATAGTAACGATGGGTGATCACTTCTGTAGATTGCTGGAGTCTGGGTGGGATAATGAAAAAAGGATTTTCCTTAGAAGCGGAAAATGGGAGATCAGACAATCCTTGGCGTTTTGCCAAAGAGCGGATATGGTAATTGGCCCCGAAACTGGGGTATTGAATGCTTTAAGTATGGAAACGATTCCAAAGGTATGCTTATTAAGCCATTCATCGCATGAAAATTTAACAAAGTATTGGATCAATAATATATCCCTTGAGCCAGATGGTGTTGATTGTTTCCCATGTCACAAGATGCACATTAATGGGTTTAAGACATGCCCTAGGGATGAGGAAACAGGTGGAGCATTGTGCGCTTCTAGAATAGATCCACGAATCTTAATAGATTCTATAAGAAAACATAGATCTAGACATTATAGGAAATCTGCATGAATTTTTTAACAATATGTCAAACAGTTAGGCAGGAAGTGGGTGTATCTGGAACTGGCCCTACAACCGTAGTCAGTCAGGAAGGCCAGTTGAAGGTTATTGTTGACGCAGTAGCCGCTGCTTCTTTCCAAATACAAACTCTCTGGCATGACTGGGATTTCCTATGGAGTCAGTATTCTTCAACTACGAGTATTGGAACTCGCGCACCAGCCCTGCAGAAACCAACTGACCTCAATACATGGGATAGGAATTCCTTTTATCTGAACTACACATCAGATACGAATTACCACCTGGAAGATTTCGATTATGTTTCATATCGTGACTCTTACAGACAAGGAGTTGCTTCTAATAATACTCCGGTATATGTAATTATCCAGCCGGATCAGAACATTATTCTTGATCCGCCGCCAGATGCTGTATATACGATTACTGCTGATTACTGGAAAACACCAGCCGCTTTGGCTGCTAATACGGATACCCCAGATATTCCAGCCCAATACCATAGAACAGTAGTCGCCAGGGCTAAAACTATGTGGGCTGAACGTGAGGAAGCCCCAGAGATCTTATTGTCTGCTTCTGCCGAATATCAGGACTTACTGGATAAATTGGAATCTCATTCCCTCTCCGGTCAGGAAGGTAGAAGGAGGGCAGGTAGAACTACGATAAATTCTGGTGTAAGTGCGGTAATACCTGAATGACTAATATATATGCAGATCTAGTACAAAGGAGTAGTTTTCCGTCCTCTTCTGTAAGGGCTAAATACTTCCCCATGCAGGGGGGAGAGAATCTTACGGATGCTGCTCTTTCCATACCTCCCGGTAATATTATTTTTGGAAAGAATTACGAGGTATACGCCGAGGGTGGTTATAGGAGAATAGATGGATTTGAAAGATTCGATGGAAGAACTAAGCCATCTGAGTCTCCTTATTACATTCTAGATTTCAAATCTGGAACAGTAACGTTAACTGACACCACGGTAATAACCGGAGCGACTTCAGGTGCTACGGCAGAATTAATAGCGGATGCAGTATTAGAGAGTGGAACATATGCTGGTAATGATGCGCAGGGATATTATGCTGTCGCACTATTATCTGGAACCTTTCAGGTAGATGAGAATATACAAGTAAGCAGCGCAACTAAATCAGTTGTAAAAGCAGTAATAGTTGAAGCGGGTGCAGATACTGATGCGTTAAACGTAACCTATGAGAGAGCAGCAGAGGAACGCGCACGCGGGGATATAGCAGTAGTTCCTGGTTCTGGAGACATCTTGGGTGTATGGGTATATAACGGCACTGTTTACGCTTTTAGGAATAATGCTGGCGGTACTGCTACCGCTATGTATAAATCATCCTCTACTGGATGGACATTAGTAGATCTAGGTAAATATAAAAAATTTCATTCTGGTGTTGCTACCGTAGCGGAAGGGGCTACAGTTACCGGAGCAACGTCTGGCGCAACTGGCGTGATGAGGAGAGAGGTTGTACGTACAGGATCGTTTGGCTCCGCTAATGCCGAGGGATTGTATGTATTAACTGGTGTTTCTGGCACGTTTCAAAATAGTGAAAATTTGCAAGTATCTTCTTCAACGGTATCTGTGTCTGATGGGACGCTGGTAACAACTGCATTAACGCCTAGCGGTAGATATGAGTTTACAAACTATAACTTTGGTGGCTCATCTACTACTAATAGGATGTACGGATGCGACGGTAAGAACACAGCATTTGAATTCGATGGGACGTATTGGGTTCCTATTTTTACAGGAATGACAGCAGATACGCCCGTACATATAACAGCACATAAGAAGCATTTATTTCTTTCATTCGTTAAGGGTTCAGTCCAGCATTCCAGCACAGGTACTCCATATACTTGGTCTATCGTTACTGGTG